TAGACCTGTGAACATCGCAACAGTAGGGAGGGTTCTGTAAAGATCAACATACTTATATTTATAGAGTGTTGGGCATTGTAAACCCGCAGTGATGCTGCTCGATGTCTCGAACTTAGGCATTAGTTTCTTCTCCCTTAAACTTCTGACCGTCTTGCAGATCAGGCTTGATCCGATTAATAAACATGGTCTTTACCCCATGCTCGTCAGTTGTATAATCAACTTCATACTGATCAGCATCTTCGATAACAATGCCAGTAGGTTCGAAGGTATTAACCTCTAGACTTTCATGGTAAGTACCTGTGTCAAGGAGCATATGCCCTTCCACATAGGCATCTCTTGGCTTGCCATCATAACTCTCAGCACTTGTCACCCATCGTGTCTTCTTTGAGAGTATGATTTTCTTGATATCATGTAGCATTAAAGTGTTAGGCATCTCTTATCTCCTTAGTTGAGCGTTCGCTCTTTCCCGTTAAAACTTTCCATTAACTCTTCAACTTCTAAAAGAGTTTCACTATAGATTTCAACTCTCTCGTTAGCAGGTAAATCACTGTAAAGATCATCAACCACAGACTTGAGAGTGTACTGAAATATTGCTCTTATACATGTGTTCTCTGTTGTTAAGACTGGGTTAGCCTCGAACAACTTCAACATCATTTCTCGTTCTTGCGGAGTCATGGTTTCCTTTGTTTTCTATTGGCAATAATTCAAGAAACATTGTGATTAGTTCGGTCATCTTGCCAATCTCAACCATCTCAGTCATTGCTTCTTGACAGGCATGTTGGACAATGCCCTCATAAACTTGTTCATCTATCATCTCTCTCATCTCTGGTTCAAAATCCTCAAAGCCTTCAAACCCATCATGCTTGCTTGTCATTGTATGACTCTCCCTTGATATAATCGTAGGCTTTCTGCCCCTGCTGTGCTGCTTGGATTAGTATCTTTCTGTCCTGTTTAAACACTTTGAGCCAAGACTTCAGATAGGCTGCTGAGTTCTCAAAATGTTTCTCTTGGCCTAAGTCAGCCATCAGGAAGCAAGAGCCCATCTCTGCAACCAGCTCCTCTTTGCTGTAGCTATGGTCACCAAAGACAGACTTCATTCCTTCCTTTCTATTAAGCCTCGACTTATGGCCGGTGCTGTGAGTTGCTTCGTGAAAGAATGCACTCCAATACTCAGCCGAAGAGGTAAAGTCTGCTCGGTCTGGCATATATATTTGGTCTGTAGTTGGGGAGTAAGCTGCTCCAGATCTTCCAAAGGAGCATTCTACTTTGTAGTCGTCGATGATTTCTTGAGCTTTTCCTTCCCAGTCTTCAATTGGCTTGGGGTCTTCTCTCGGCCATATTGTTTCAGAGTCTTGGATCTGTTCTCGATTAAAGCATTTATAAAATCTTGTGAAAGGAATTTTCGTAGTCCCATTACTGCCCTCCTTCTCTACCCAATTAAAGAATAAAACTGGTGTGTATTTCTGCTCTGGCTTAAGCTTTAGGCCAAGGTTTCTGACCTGTTTGCCTGTATACCAATTGTTGTCTGAGAATTTACTAACCAATGGGCTCGTGATTAAAGCATTGATCCCACGGTATGGTTTCTTAGATATTGCATTCATTGGCCTATTACCATGAGTACTCCAGGGCTTAACCCAAGGAACTGTTCCTTGCTCCATAAGCTCAATGATTTTATCGGTAACAATTTTATTAACCTTCTCGCTCATTGCTTATCTCCTCTGAACGAATGTCTTTCCAGATGTTCATTGATGCGTAGTCAATGATCTTAGTGAATGCGTTAATCCATTCGTGGTAGCCCTTCTCTTCCGGCAGCTCCCCGTCCCTGGTTCTAAGTTCTGACAATAAATCAAATAGTAATCTATTTCTAAAGAATGCTATCCTTACTGATTCGATGCATTCTTTGACGTGATACAACTGTTCTAGCTTTATGCTCATCTTATCTCCTGCTCTCCCAAGCAATTACTCTCCTGTTATCCATGTAATCAAAGCTCTGACTATGAGTGCCATGATAAATCCAGCACCTGCCAAACTTCCGTAGAATTCAAAGACCTCCATCAGTCAGTACCAACCAAAGAATCTCGGTCCACTTTTGTCTGAACATCCTCTTTCTTCTCTCCCTCATTTTCATCTCCCCCTTGATGATATTCTTCTATTATTGAGTGGATGTAATTTCCTGAGCAGACATGGTCACAGAAATCATTTCCGTCGATTGGATCCCCTGCGTGAATGAAGGAAATCTTGCAGTGATAACACTTTTTCATTTCTTATCTCCTTTTCATTAAGAGGGTTACTAGTCCTCCTCTTATTCTTAAGTAGCTTCTTCTCCCTAAAGCCACTAATTAATATGTCTACTATTTTTGAGATGATGTCAAGGAGAAGCCGATCACTTGTATTCAACTTCTTGCATTTTATCTCTGATTTAAGATCGTTTAGATGCTTTTCTAATTGATGTAGATTTTTTTCTAACTCACTCATGGTTCACCATTCCCTGCAACCTTCATAGTATACCGACAAACAGCTCCACTTAACTCACACCCCGAAGAGCCTTCATAGTCAGCAGCCTCTACTCTTTGTTCCCAGTCTCCTTGGAATTGATAAGGAAAGTGTTTTCGTAGTTTTATATGCGTCATGTATACATAGACACATCCGGCTGAGTAATGATGTGATCTGTGAACATAAGTGTTTGGATGACCTGCTTGGGCTACAGCTACAGCGCCCACAACATGAGGCTGCCCTACCTGAGATAGGTATCGTTGCCCATCGTGTGACCATAGCTCCCAAGTATCCATACCTGCCGGGCCATATGCTACACCACAACCGGGCTGCTCAACGTATGTTCCAACGTAATAAACACCCGACTCTAATGGTTCAGCCATCTCTTCCGTCGATATATGTATCCACTTTGCTTCGTCTGGAGCTGGTGTCTCAGGCTCACCATACTCACCATAGAAGTGAGGACTCCCACAAGAAGAAGCTAATACCAAAATTGCAAGAACCTTTATCGGATTACTTAACATGGCTATTCGCCAAAATAAGCATTTCGTTCTGAAGCTTCATAACGGCACCTGAGCCGAGTTCTCGAGTTAGGAAGGTACTCAGTTCAGATAAGTCCTTACGCGCCTGTAAACAGATAAGGTTGCCTCCTAGGTGTGTTTCGTAAACGATTGCTTGGTATTGCTCTATTGCGTCTTTTAATCTCATGATTCCCCCCCAGGAATTTTGTGGTTACGGTTGCGAATCCTGCGAATCCCGCGAATTTCGCTCAACTTGCGCAACTTGCTCATGTTTAACACGTAGGAATTGAGCAAGTTCTGAACATTTGTTCTCCCCCCTATAGGATAAAGATATATATCTATAAGGGGGACCTGCTTAACCCATATTTATTTTAGAGTTATGCAGGGTAAATTAATCCAAGCAGTTAAGAATTAGTGCGTGGATTAAGTGCTTCGATTAAAGCAGGGGAATCACACTGGGTCTAGCGTTTCTATTTTATCCCCTAATAATTTTTAATATTTGGCGATTTGGATTTTTCAAAAAGCTTGGGCGCATGTCCGCGAAGGGCCTGGCCGGGGGGTTCAGGGGGACGGGTCCCCCTTCTTCCCAGCCAGGGGGTTTGGGGGGCGGGCCCCCCTCTTCAGCGACTGTGGAGCGTTTCCTTTTCTTCTGCCTTTAAGTGCCCCCTCATAAGGGCACGCTTCCCTATCTTCTTCTTTTAAGCCCCCCCCATAAGGGGCGTTTCCTCTTCTTCTTTTAAGCCCCCCACCCATAAGGGGGGCGTTTCCTTATTTGCCTTCAAGCGACTATGGAGCGCTTCCCTATTAAGCGAGCGTAGCGAGCGCACCGAGCGAAGCGAGGAAAATTTTGGGAGGGGATTTTACCCCCCCCCCAGTTAGGTTAGGATTGTTGGCTCTTGCGTATGATTTTCATTTGCCCGCGGCACCTACGGGAATTGAAGCGGTGTTCTTTTGGCATCGGTAATTCACACATCGCAAGGAAAGATTCGGCAGAGCTTGAAACCGTTGGATAGGGTGCATCTTCGCCCCGGTCCCTGCTCTTCTCAATACTTGTCAAAGCATAAAGCGGCTTCCAGATGCTAGCAACGGTTTGCGGGTGGATGTGGCTTAGCGCTTGGGCTTGGTCCTCGCGATTGCCCGCCCATTGATGCTTGAGCTCGTCTTGTGCTGCTTGTTCGTCGTGAATCCAGCACTTCGCCTTTTCGTCGTAGTCCGGGCTATAACCTAAAGCCCCGTCTTGGCATTGCTCCTTGAATTCTTTCATATCGTCGCGGATGTCTTCACCATCCCAACCAAAGCCGTCTTTCTTATAGCCGTCAATGAATCGAGCCACTACTTCGTTTTCAATTCGCTCTTTTTGTCTGCTGCTGTCAACGATAATATAGAGTGCTTCAACAAGCTCCGGGGTTGAGGATAGCTGCCGAATAAAGTTAGCAATGCCGGTGGTTTGCTTGAGTTCGTGCTTAGCTCTTCGTCGCTCGGTTCTTTCGTGTCGAGGGATTCTCGCCAGTTCTAGTGTAAGTTCGGTGATTCTTTCGTTACTGAATTCCATTGTCTTATCTCTTTTCTTTTAGTTGTTTAGTTGTTGCCAGTCTCCCAACTGACTATGGTTATTCTTATTGGTCTTGGGCCATTACGTATAGAAAGTAAACGATACTTTCAACCGCTGCCAGTTCTAGACACTCACGGACGGTGGCGAAGTCCATAAAACCTTCATCGACCCATACGACATCTCTTCCTAAGTGATCTTTAATCATTTTCTTATCTCTTTCTCGGTTCTCCCAAACCGTTCTGTTTTTAACTAAGTATTAATCAAAACAGAGAAGAAAGCAAGGAAAAGTATTAATCAACTTACGCTAAGTGCCTAGCAACATTCAACTAACTGGCACGATGTATGCTCTCCTGGCAGAACCGAGCGAAGCGAGTACCAGCCAAGCTTCACGAAGTCATCCATGTACTCATGACGAGCCAAGCTATCACAGCCACCATTGTTTGGCGTCATGGCGGCTGGAGCGATAGCGGCGCGAGCGAAGCGAAGATAAGCGAAGCGGGTCTTCCGTATTGTCTTGAGCGCAGCGGTTCCTGCTCCTCGTCTAGCAACTGTAGCCGTCTGAGCCTTCAACAGCCTTTGGGTTTGCTTGGTTGCAGTCACACCAATTGGCATCAGCTCCGCAATTACAGTCCTCGCGATCAATCTGCTCGTCTTCAATCATCGAAAGGAGTTGCGAGTCTCCCTCTTCATCAGCTTGGATAAGTAAACACTCAAGCTCTTCATCCGAGTATGTCTTAAGGGATGCTTCTATCATCATCATCATCTTCTTCTCCTTCTTTTCAGCCTGGAAATGGTGGCAACTCAATGCTGTCATCCATTCCACAGTCACATATCCATGATTTACATCCTTCACATATGTAATCGTTAGAGTATGCCCTCATGTCTTCAGGGTGGTTAGAGCATTTATGACACCCGTATTCACAATCACAGTCCATCGTCTTCTCCTTTGTCTTTAATTTAAAACGTAATTCACAATCACAAATACATAACAATAATAACCTTTTAATTAATCAAACCTCCGGCCAGATGGACTACGAAGAAAGGAGGAGCTAGTGGCCGGATGATTCACAAGGGATAGTGGTAGACATACGCTGGATTCAAATGGCCAGCTTGCTGGGTCCGAAGGACGGAACCCATTTGTAGCCGGAACGAGCATAAAGCGAGTAAGTCCTAATTCTCTTAATGACCAAACATTGTATCAAAGTGGTGACACATAGTATCCAGGAGGAGACAGGCAGGATAGCAATATCAATATGTTAGCTATCGGAGACAGGTATTATACCGGGGATGGATTGATCGAAGCCACTGAATTAACTCGTATATTATGTGGGTCGAGGCCGGATGTCTTAGGGTAGGGGTGGGTGCCGGGCGGCCAATAGTCAATAATGTGGCCGAAGGCCAGATTGTTGAGTATTGGTAGGGGCGGCGAAGCTTATTCGAAGTACTAGAAGTCTGGGTAAGAATAGGTCTGGGGTCGATAGTGATGTGACTGGCAGGACAGCGAACCCGAAGGGGAGCAAGTCCTTACGACGAGGGGACCGCAACTACGCTCAGTTGGCTCGATCTCAGTAGGGGGGTGCCCCGTTTTCAATAGCCAGGTCCAGTGGCCAGTTACTCTTTATGAATTTTTGGTCGATTTGAAGGGTCTGACAAAGCTCAAAGAAGACTAGTATTACTAGTGAGCCTGTATGTCTAAGGGGGATAAAGAGACTATGTACTTATTAGAGAATAAAAGTCAACCCCTCTTGTAAGTCCCTGATACTACTAGGGTAGCTGATGCTCTTTTCGCTTGACAGGATTTGGTAAAAGGTAGAATTCTATACCTATATGGCAAAAGACCACACAGTAACGGTCTATCAAAATGCGGATAATCACAAGTTACTACATGACTTGTATATGATTACTCGGAAGCAGATTGAGGGACTTCGCCGCAAAGTTGAGGACGATGAGGATCTTACAGCAAAAGATTTAAAAACTCTCGACCTGTGTTATGATGGACTTAAGAAACTAATTGGTGTCGAGAAGGAGCTGAAGACTGATGCTCTTGCCTCGATGACTGACGATGAACTTAGATCTCTCGCTCGCAAAACATTAAGAGAGGGACTAGCCTCCAGTAAGAAGGGTAAGTAATGGCAAAGAAGAAGAAGAAGAGTTCTATCTCAGAAGAAGATACTGCCTTAATCACTGAAGCTGTCATGAATGCTATCGAGAAGCGAAATGCCTACCCTGATTGGGCTTACTCGAAAACTGGTGGTCCCGGAGCAGAGCCACGGCGAGAGCTAAACAGAGCCTACCTCGCAGAAGTTCGGGCAGGAAGAGAATGGCCTCTCCGGTCTGAGGCTCACGGTCCTCTGATAGAAGCAGGAACCGGGCGACAAATGGACCGAGGGGAGCTCATGGCGGGCCCCTATGGGATGGACGAACTTCCTCCCCGTAGTCGAGAAGCAGCACGATATGAAAGTATTGCTAAGGAGATTGACGCAGCCCTGATTGAAAAACGTGCCGTCCCAGGGCGTAGAAATGAACTCAGTAAGGAGGAGTTTGTAGAGCTTCTATCCCCTGACGCGCAGAAGGTATGGAAGCGGAGCGGTGAAGCAAGGCCGAGAGGTAGAGATTCGGTCATAGCATTCAACGAATTGCTGAAGGGTCCCGGAGGAATCGATAAATCTAAAGACATGTATGAGGAGTCGGCAGATTTATATCCAGAACTCCGAGTTGACCGGCCTGCGGAGTACGGTGAACTTCTTGACCCTGAGAATCCGTGGCTAGGTAGAGCATTGCTGAAACCTGCACGGGGTCCTATGCCAATGCCCCGGTCAGTCTGGGAAGAACTCCCACGAGGCTATAGTCCCGAATCGGTCAAATCAGGACTTGGAGTACCTTACCCAAGGCAGCAGGAACTAGCAGGCATCGAAGCACCACCGGCAGAATCGATCTTGGCCCATGAAGCAGCAAGACTAGCAAAAGAACAGGAGAGGTTTGAATACGAACTTCCCAAAAAGAAGCAGACTAAAAAGAAGTAAAGAAATTCGCAGGATTCGCAGGATTCGCAGGATTCGCAGGGAAGCATGATAAAGATTAGAAAGTATAAAGCACTAGACGAAGACTTCATATATCACTCCTGGTTAGCGTCGATTGACCACAATGTACCCGGTGTTCAGCGCATGTCACGATTAGTTATTGACAGTTGCGTAGAAAATGGCACTATCTTAGTGGCATGTTCGGACGAAGACCCAGATCATATATTGGGCTGGTTGTCCTACACTGAAAAGCTAGGGTTCCCAGTCCTCCTCTATGTATTCGTAAAGAAGAAGCTGAGGAATCATGGGATAGGCAGTAAGCTCAAGAAGGAGAGATTCCCTGGAGAGGGAACTATCCCGACAGCCTTTTGGTCGTTTTGGTGTCAGAAGTATAACCTTAAGAAGAGATGGGGACTTAAGTTCAACTCACTCCTCTTGCCGGTACTGGTGGATAGACTGCATGGCAAAACAGAATCTAAGCCCAAAGACTAAAGCTAGGCGGAAGGCTCTGAATAAGAAGCCTAATCTTGCCCTTGGTAGTCGTGAGGTCTTGGAGGCTGTTGTTGGCAGGTTCGGGATACCAAAGAAGGCAAAGGTTATACGCCGTACCTCTGACATTACCCTGAACTTCAAGCGCCACCTATTCAAAGAACAGCTAGACTTTATCAACGATCCATCCAAGAGGAAGGCCGCGCTCTGCACTCGTCGTGCTGGCAAGTCCTTTGCCGTGTCCAGGTATCTGATCCAAGAGGCTCTAGATAACCCTGAAACCTTGTGCGTCTATATTGCTAGGACAAGAGAAGCCGCGAAGCGGATTCTGTGGAACATGCTCAAGCAGGCTGACAAGCAATATCGGCTCGGCATCAAGTTCAACAATGCCGCCCTGATAGCTAAATTCCCCAATGGCTCGGAGATCATCTTCACAGGGGCCAACGATTCTTCTGATGTAGATAAGTTACGCGGTGCGGCATTTTCCCTGGCAGTCCTGGATGAAGCCGCCTTCTTCAACATTAACGTCAAGGAATTGGTCCGTGACGTACTAGGCCCCGCCTTGCTGGATTCTGATGGAACTCTGGCAATGATTAGTACCCCTAACGAACTATGCGCGGGATTCTTTTACGAAATTACTGAGCTTGAGAAATACGGCTATGCGACCCACAAATGGTCTATCAAGGATAACCCCTATATGACGCAAGCGGTCAAGGCGATTGATCGCGATGTCAGAGCAGGTATTCTAGATCCTACTGATCCAGCCTACAAACGAGAGTATCAGGGCCTTTGGGTCAAAGATGACCGGTCCATTGTCTATAAGTATTCTGATGCCAATATCTATGACGAGCTACCAGAGAATTGTTTCTGGGAATACATCATGGCGATTGACTTAGGATACCATGACCCAACGGCCTTCATTATTGCGGCGTTCTCTGATGACCATGAGGAGCTATTCATTGTAGAGCAGTTTAAAAAGAAGAACATGCTCACCTCTGATGTTGAAGATCTTATCCGCGAGTTTCAGTCCCGATTCAACTTTAGCAAGATTGTTGTGGATACTGGCGGTGGTGCCAGCCGCATGGTTCTGGAGACTTTCAAGGAAAGAACATCCCTGCCTATTGAGCCTGCCAAGAAGAGCGGAGACAAGGTTGGGCTTATCACGATGATGAATGCCGACCTGGCCAGAGGGTTAATCAAGGTTCGCAAGGATTCGGAGCTGCTTAAAGAATGGGATAAGCTCCAGTACAACCTGGCAGGAACTGCCGAAGATAAACGCTTCGATAACCACTTAAGTGATGCGGCGCTATACACATGGATGGAATCTCGGCATTTTCTTTATGAGGCGAAGGAACGCCCTCCAGAATTTGGAACTGTCGAATACTATAAGCAATTAGAAGACAAGATGGAAGAACGGCTGCTAAGAGAGCAAGAGCAAGATAGCGGTCATGACGAGAATTTGTGGGGCGTTGGATATTCAAATGACGATGCCTTCTACAATTAAAACAAAGAGTTAGACTAGCAAGGAACCATAACATGGCGCAAGACCCTAGAAAATTACGCAAGCTATTAGACATCCTCACTCAGTATGGAGTTACAAAATATAAGTCAGAAGATATCGAGGTTGAGATAGTTAATCCTGTTACTTTGGCGCAACGTTTGTACGGTGTTGGCGAAGATAGTGCGCTTTCGGTTGCAAATGCTGAGTTTTCGATGGATAATTACGATAAAGAGCAAGCAAGCAATACCGAAGATACCGATAAGGGTAACGCAAAATCAGAGAGCTACATGGGTTACTCTGACGATGAAATCTTGAACTGGAGTGCTGGCTGATCATGTATGGAATTTATGACGAAGTATTCTGGTGGCAGAGCAAGAAAGACCCCCATCTTGCGATAGATAAGTATATCACCGTTCTGAGAGATGACCAGAATGACTTCTATAACGATCTAAACACTTATGTGGGATTGTATGGAGGTCGTCCTCTTAATAATTCGGAGGATAGCTTCAGGTATAGGAATAATCGTCCTCGATTAACCTTCAACATTATCCACTCTCTCTGTCAGGCAGCTACGGCTAAAATTGCAAAGCATCGACCAGGAATCTCATTCCTTACCTCTGGTGGCGATTGGTCCCAAAGGCGAAAAGCAAAGAACCTCAATAAGTTTATGCAGGGGCAGATCTACGCAACCAAAGCATACGCTGTATCCCAAAAGGCATTCTTGGATGCCTGCATTGTTGGCACTGGGGTGGTTAAGGTTTTTATCGAGCATGGGAAAACTAAGCTTGAGAGAGTTCCGCTTGTTGAGCTTACAGTCGATGGAGCAGAGGCCGGGACTGGTGAACCTCGCCAGATGTTCCAAACGAAGCTAGTCTCTCGCCATGTTCTGGCGGCAAAGTTCCCCAAGTACAAGAAAAAGATTCTTGAGGCTGTTCAGGAAGTTGAAGGCGAGGAAGAGACTAAGTATTCAGACCTAATCAAATGTCATGAAGCTTGGCACCTTCCGTCAGGTCCAGAATCCAAGGATGGAAGACATATCATCTCTATTGAATCAGCGACCTTGCTAGATGAAGAGTATGAGAAGGAATACTTTCCCTTTGTCTTTGTTCGATGGACTGAATCACCAGTTTCCTTTTGGGGGAACGGTCTTGCCAAAGAGGTAAAAGGGATCCAGGTCGAAATCAACAAGCTGCTTGCTCAGATTCAACAGCAAATGCATCTTGGTACTCCAAAGGTATTTATTGAGGATTCAAGCAAGATTGTTAATGCTCACTTGAACAATAAAGTATTTGGAGCGATTCGATACAGAGGGACACCGCCTCAATTCTTCGTCCCGAAAACTGTCTCGGGGGAGATGTTTGCTCACCTAGATCGACTTGTTAATCAGGCTTACGAAATGACTGGCATCTCTCAGCTATCGGCCCAGAGCAAAAAGCCTGTTGGTCTAGAGTCCGGTAGAGCACTCAGAGAATTTTCTGATATTGAGTCAGAACGATTCATGGTTGTTGGGCAAGCTTATGAGGGTGTCTTTATTGAATTATCAAAGCAACTGATTGAGCTAGTGAAAGATCAGTCAGAGGATGGCAACGGGTACACCTCTGTTAGCTTTTCTCATAACTCAGGGGTTGAGAAAATCAAATGGTCCGAAGTGAATATGGAAGAGGATGAATACATTATGCGTATCCAGCCTGTTGGCTCGCTTCCACAGACCCCGGCAGCAAAGTTAGCCAGTGTGACTGAAATGCATATGAACGGAATGTTTACTAAGGAAGAGGCACACCAGTTACTAGAGTTTCCTGACTTAGACAGAAGTAATAAACTAAAGAACGCGAATATCGAACTGATAGATAAAATCATCGACGATATGATTGACGAGAATAAATATACGCCGCCAGAGCCTTATCTTAATTTGGAACTCGGCATTGAGCGTGTTCAGCAGTCCTATAACTTAGGAAAAATAGAAGGAGTCCCCGAGCAGAGGCTTGAGCTTTTGCGTCGATGGATTGCACAGGCCGTTTCTTTAACGGATAACGCACAAAAACCACAACAGCCACAACCCGGAATGATGCCACCTGATATGGGAGCAGCAATGGGTATGCCTCCTGGTATGCCTCCTGGGTTACCACCTGGACTACCACCTGGACCACCGATGGGTATGCCACCGGGACCTCCAATGCCTGGACCAGCCGGAGCAATGCCGCCACCGGGCGGATTACCACCATTAGGAGCATAGAGAATGTCAGAAGCAGCAGCAGGAGAGATAACTCAATCAGGCACAGAACCAGCGATGCCGGAAGCACAAGAATCGGCATCAGAAGAAGTAGCCCAGGATGATTATATTCCTGGACTCGATCCAGACCCAGAATTGCCTGATTTTAATATCTATGATGAAGAGGGTGACGAGCCTCAAGCTGAGACAGCGGAAAGCCAGCCGACAGTCGAGGGAAAGAAAACCAAGGCTGATCAAGGTTGGAGTGCTCGGGTAAGAAAAGATAGAGCACAGCGAAAAAAGGAAATCGAAATAAAGAGACGAGAGCAAGAGCTTTCGCAAAGAGAGACAAGTGTTAGAAACGAACAGCAGCTCCGGGATGCTTTTATGGCAAATCCTGAGAAGTTTTTAGAGGCTCAGGGTGTTGACCCGCTTGAGTTTTTTGCTGACTGGACAAATAGAATCTCCACGGGAATCAACAACCCGTCCGAGAATACTCGAATATCAAGTACCGAACGAGAACTTAAAGAGCTAAAGCAAGAATTACAAAAGAGAGATCAGGCTAGACTAGCAAATCATACTGCCCAGGAGCAGCAAGCAGCCATTAACCAGTATTATTCTCAGGTTGATGAATTTGTAAAGTCTAGCAATGATTACCCTTTGACTAAAGAGCAGTGTACCGCACCGGACATTGCTCAAGGTATCGCAGCATATTACCAACAGACCGGCGTAGAGCTTGGTTTTGATGAAGCATGTAAAATGATAGAAGATGGCCTGAGTGAGAAAGAGAATAATATCTTTAATGATCCAGCCATTGTAGCTAAATTTAAAAAATACCACGGATTAGACGCATCGAATAGTAAGGGCAGACGGTCGCATTTAACATTGTCCAGTAATTTACAAGCTCAACCAACAAAGACTCCGGCTGAGGATATGTCCGAAGACGAGATCTATGATTTTTGGAAGGGCAAACTGTTCACTTAAATTAGAAAGGAAAGACAGCGATGGCGTCTTTTAATTTAAAGAACTTCGATGCGGCCATGAAACACATGTATCCGTATAAGAAGGTCGAAAACTTATGTTATAAAAACAACCCACTATTGGCGATGATCCCAAAGGAAACAAAGTTTCCAGGGCGAAACGCCACCTTTGCCGTTGAATACGGTATGACCACTGGACGTAGTGCTACGTTTCAGACTGCACAGAATAACCGAGGCGGAACGAAGTTATCAGATTTCGTTGTAACCCGTGTTAAAGATTATGCGGTCGTAAGCGTGGACAATGAAACTTTACTTGCCGCTGACGGTAGTGAAGGTTCCTTGCTTGATGTTGCGAAAAGCAAAACTGATTCTGCGCTAGCTGCTCTATCTCGCACAATGGGGCGGGATATTTATCGTAGCGGTGGCGGGTCTATTGGTGAGGTTCTGGCTACCGATGGTGGTCTTCCAAGTCTTGCTGATACAACCATTGAGCTAAAGGCTGGTCATGCCATTAACTTTGAGGTTGGATATCGCATTAAGGCGAGCGCTACTGATGGTGGTTCTCTTCGTCCCGGCGTTTTGGAGGTAACTGGAGTTGATCGGGATGCCGATACAATTACAGTCAACGTTGCTGGAACAACAGGGATTCCTGCATTAGCGGCAGATGACCATTTCCATATTGAGGGTGATGCGGCTGATGGCGGCACTAATCTCAAGATGTCTGGTCTTGATGCCTGGATTCCATCGGCAATTACTGCCACTCCATTTTTTGGCGTAAACCGAGCACAAGACGCTACTCGTCTTGGAGGTCAGCGTCAGGCATGGGCTACTAGCACACAGGCAACAATCATTAACGCGGCAGTGAAGACTGCTCGAGAAGGTGGTCGTCCTGATGCGTTTTTCTGCAACCCAACTGACTGGGCTGAACTGGCTCTTGACCTTGAAGGCAAGGCTTTGATTACCGGTACAGCAGACCAGGGTGCTTCCCGTCGTCGATATGGCGGAAAGGATTCAGCGGCAACTTTTGGCTTCGCAAGTCTTAAGTTAGCTTCTCCTGCTGGAATGATCTCCATTTATGCTGATCATAACTGCCCAATTAATGTTGGCTACTTGCTCCAGTTAGATACTTGGGCTCTCAAAACCCTTGGACAGGCTCCACGCATTTTGGACTTCGACGGACTTAAAGGTGTCCGAGAATCTAATGCTGATGGCGTTGAATACCGTTGGGGTTATTACGGAAATCTTATTTGCAAGGCACCCGGCTTTAATTGCCGCGTAGCATTGGCATAAGGAGGATAAAATGGGTTTTGCTAATTCTATGCAATCTACTGGAAATGTAGCAGCAATTGTTGCAGGACGTTTTGCCGGGGCTACCACACCAACAGTTAATGCTGGTGATGGATTTTCTGTCTCATACAGTGGAGCAAACTTTACCGTTACTCTTGATCGTCAATACGATGGAGTAATCAGTATTGTTGCCACTGTTCTTAATGACGGATTTGCTAGTGGCGAGTCTGCGTTTGCGGTTATTAAGTCGCATACGGTTACTGCGGATACTGATGGTGGGAGTTTTGTTCTCAACGTCTGTGATGATGCTGGTAATATTCAGGGGCCATCTTTTGCTTCTGATATTGAAGTTCACTTTGTTGCTGTTCTGTTGGAAGATACAGATCCTACAGCGTAAATAAACTAGCAGGGGGGCCTAGTGCCCCTCTGTTTTTTTACTTGGAGAGTTTCATGGCTAAGAAAGAAAATGTTCTAGCTATCATGCTTGGCGGCAAGAAGTCGAAAAAGGGCAAGAAGAGCGAAGAAGATT